TTATATCTGGAAGGGCGCTAACAAGACAGAAGATGATTTTGGTAATACAACTGAAATTGGTGTAAACGGATTCAGAGCATATAGAGCACACTGGAGTGAACAACCTGGAAGAGATCAACAGTGGGCGGATGAAATAAAAGCACAGCTCGGTGATGATCGTTTTAACCGAGAGATTGGTTGTGAGTTCATTATTGCTGACGAGACCTTGATTAATCCAAATACATTGATAGCTATGGAAGGTATAGAACCTGTAAGTCGTATAGGACAAGTACGTTGGTATGAGAAGCCAAAGAAGGGTAATATTTATTGTATAGGACTAGATCCAAGTCTTGGTACAGGTGGAGATCCTTCAGCTATTCAAATCTTTGAAGCAAACACTACTACCCAAGTTGGTGAGTGGAAACACAATAAAACAGATATCCCTAGTCAGATCAAACTATTAGCACAAATTGCCAAACATATAGCAGAATGTACAAACGAACCCAATAACATTTATTACAGTATTGAATGTAATGGCATTGGGGAAGCCGCTATCATATCATTAAACGAATATGGGGAAAGTAATATCCCGGGTATCTTTATTAGCGAAGCAGGTAAAGGACGTAGAGGATTCAATACTACTAATAAAAGCAAACTAGCAAGTTGTGCTAAATTCAAAACATTGGTTGAAAGTAAAAGAATGACTGTAAATAGTCGTAGTCTTATTAGCGAATTAAAAGCATTTGTAGCACACGGTGGAAGTTATGCCGCTAAAATCGGTGATACAGATGATTTGATAATGGCTAGCTTATTGGTAACACGAATGTTACAGCATTTAAGTGATTATCACATTAATTTAGAAACACAGATACGTGATCACGATGAATACATCGCTCCTTTGCCCTTCTTTGCGGTTATAAGCTAAGACATAAAAGATAAATACAATATGGCTAAAAATCAAGAATCAATCAACCGCTCATTATTTGAACTATTACGTAGCAGAGGCTATGCTCCTACATTATTGGATACTTCTGGTAAGGAAATTCCAGTCCCAGAAGAAGCAGAAGTCTTTCAGTTTAAGTTTACTAAAGACGGGGAAGAATACGGAACAGTAACAGCATCTATAGATGGATTACATAAGTTAATAATCTACTTTGGTGATGATGTTGCTAATAGTGAAAAAGAAGATAACGGTGGTGATGATTCATGGTACAAACTATTGAATCATCTAAAACGTTTTTCACAACAACACCAATTGAGTTTTGAAGTTAAAAATAGAGACCATTTAAAATATGATATGGCAAAAAGGGAACATATGAAAAAGCAAGAAAAAATTTCAGAAGGCTACTATCCAATGGGTAAGAAGGCTAGTTATAATGACAATATTCCAACTGTTAAGATTGTTATTGAGCATAGTCGTACAATTGAAGAAGGTGAACAGCGTTATCGTAACGTAAATCGTATCTTCTTAGAGAATACACAAGGTGAAAGAATTCTTGCCCCTACAACTAAGCCAGGTGTTGCTCAGATATATGCCCGTCATTTAGCTGAAGGTGGAATGCCGCATGATGACCGTTGGAATCATATTATTGGTCTATGTGAAGAATACAATAAGATGGGTGCTTTTGTTCGTGCCACACGTAATAATCAATTCAATGAATCAGCACAACAATTAGTTAATGAAGGTATCAACCACTATCAAAGTTTAAAAGAATCATTAAGCAAGATGCGTGGTGCTCGCGGATACAATGCGTATTTTGAATCATATACCCCACCTTTAATGGAAGATGAAAGTGAAGAAAACAATTTGAATGAGTTGTTTGTACAAGAAACATTAGACCCACGTATTGAATCTGTAATGCCAATATTGAATAAGCTACATAAAAAAGTAGCAGAGATGAAAGAAGTTAGTGAGTTAAGTGAATGGGCTGACAACTTAATTGATGAGGGTGCGGCTGTAGATGCATATATGGCAGGTAAGAGTCCTGCACTTGCTCATTTTGCTGACCAATTAGACAAAGATGTTGATGAAGGTATATTAGATACTGTTAAGAAAGTTGGAGGCAAAGTATTTGACAAATTAGGTGGCGGAAGTGAAAAAGACCTAATTAAAGATTTACAAAAATCAGCCGGCGTGCAAGTTACTGGTAAGAAACCTGAATTTGATGTTAAAGCAAAAGAATTATCACGTGATAATCCTAGTGATCCAGCCGGCAACTTTATGAAGGGCGGAAAAGATTTAGGTATTTTCAAAGAAGATTTAGATGAAGCCAGAGTATTTGGTTATGATATCAAGCGAGTACCTGATTTAAAAGTATCATATGATGATGCACAAGAACTTAAAAATCAATTAGGTGTGTTGGAAAAGGTAATGATGTATGCTACTCCAGATGACATGAGCCCAGAGATACGAAGCCGAGTAAAAGATATATATTTTAAGATTACTAAAATATTACAAAGAAACGGTTTGCAAGAATCAGATTTAATGAGTACAGATGAGGGAATGTTTGATAAAGTTAAAGATGTTGTTAAGACAATTGGAAGTAAAGTATTTGATAAATTAGGTGGCGGTAGTGAAGAAGATTTGCTAAAAGACTTGAAAGATAAAGCAGGTGTTCGTAATCCAGAAAATGGTAAACCAAGCATGGCATACAGTGATGTTGAGAAGCGCACTGATGAAGTTGATATGGGTCAAGCCGATAGTTCATTGAGAAGTGATTCAAAACAAAGCAATGATAAAATGGATCACTTTAGTGCGTTAGACAAAGCATCAAAGAAAATGGGACACAATCATTTTATGGATGTACCCGATGACAAACTTGAAGCACTTAGAGCAATGGTTAAAAGATTTAGATCAGGCGAAGAAGTTGATGAAAGCGCATTACAAGCATCTTTTGGTGACAAAAAGTATACTAGAAAAGGTATGGATGCACTACGCAAGGCTGGTCGTGACCATGCTAGTGAAAAAACAATGCAAAACATCCGCGCTGAATATAGTGATAAAGAAGAACCTGTAACAGAAGGCAACGGTGATACTGAAATTCGACCAGGTATGAAAGTATCTCAAGGAACAGTTGTTAAAGTAAATGGTAACACAGTTACAGTAAAAACATCAAATGGTGATATGATGAATATGAACATACACGATGTAGACCAAGCTGTAACAGAAGGCCAAGAAGAACTTGATTTTATTAAACGTTTAGTACGTAAATAATTAATAGAAAAACAATATGTTTAAAGAAAATTATACTAAACCTAAAGTAATGATTACTGAAACCCGCACCTACAAGTTGTGGGAAAGTGCTGGTCGTAAAATAGTTGAAGCACAATTAACACCAGATCAAATTCAACAAATTTTTCAAGGTGCACAAGATATTGAAACTGGTGGTGGCAATAATCGTACAATGATTGGTAAAGGCAAAGATGCCGCAACTGCAGTGGGCAAAGCTTGGGAAGAATTAAAAACTAAAGCACAAACTTCTAAGCCTATAGATGGGTTTGAGAAAAAATATGATGCATTAGCAAACAGATTAAAACAAGCAACCGGTGGTGATCAAGGTGCAATGAAGTATGTTCAATACTATCGTGACTTTGCTAAAAAGCATCCCATAGCACAGGGTGTGGTTTATGCCGCACTTATTGCCGCTATCGGTTTAAGTGGTGCGGGCTTAGGTGGTGCAGCGGCATTAGGCTTATTCAAAATGACAGATAAGTTATTGCAAGGTGATAAATTTACTAGCGCCGCTTATAGTGGTGCTAAGACTGGTGGATTGGCATATGGTGCAAGTCAATTGGGTCAACAGTTCAAGGGCGCAGACGCTGTGTCTAGTGCTGGTGTATCTACCGCAGATGCCGTACCTAGTACATCTACAGCAACAGATGCAATTGGATCTGCTACAGATACTGCCACATCTGCTGTTTCAAGATTTGATCAAATTGTTGACAATGCTGTGGACTACAAAATCAAGCAAGGCGACACGCTATCTCAAATCCTGGCAGATAGAAAAATCAATCCAGAAGCATTTTACCGTCTTCCTGGTAATGATGTATATTTCAGTCCCGACGGTAATCCCAACATCATAAAAGCAGGACAGACTATCAAATTGCCTGACCCAGCAGATATACTTGACTTGAATAAAATGAGTGGGACTACCCCAAGTGACCCAAATCTTGCTAAAGGTTATGGTGATACAAATTTCTATACTGGTGTGTACAATCAAAACAGTGCATTGGGACTTGATGCTAAAAACAATTTGCAACAACAAGATTTTGGACGTTTGGGTAGTGACAACGGAATGTCTGCGGCACGAATTGCCCAAGATGCAGGCGGTCAAACAGCAGGTCCAAGCCAAGCTGAAATCAATCAAATGCGTAATCAGAATTTATTTAGAATGCAAGATCAGGCTGATGCCGCTTACTATGCAGATAAACCTGACGATGTTGGAATAAATCAGCGTAACAATGACGCAGTGGGGACCGGAATGCCTGGCTCAGCTAAACCTTTTGGAGTAGGTTATAGTCCTGAATACCTAGAAAAAGCGGCAGATCCTAACCGCACTGGTCAATATATGATTAGTCCCGAGAAAGCACAAGCCGCATTAGATTGGCAAGCACAAAATGGTGGACAAGTTCCTAATGACGCACCGCCGGCAATAGACAATTCTAATGGATTTAGTAAAGAATACCTAGAAAAAGCGGCAGATCCTAACCGCACTGGTAAATATTTGATTAGTCCTGAAAAAGCACAACAGCTATTAGGTCAAATGAAAGAAAGTATACAGTTATCCGAATCACAAATCTTTTTATTGATAGGTAAAATTGTTGAAAGACACAGACGTATTGATGAAGGTATCATGGATACTATTAAAGGTGCAGCAGGTAAGACAGCAGATTGGGCCAGAACAAAAGGTCAAAATTTAACAACTAAGATAACTGCTGATAAACTTTTACAAGCATGGAAGAAATCAGGTAGTCCAACAGACAGTGATGATGTTTCTAAAGTTATGGTTGGTGCCGGTGTACCACAAGAAACGGTTACTAATCTAATGAAAAACTTTGTACAAGGTCCTTCAGCAGGAACAAATACAAACGTTTGGCAAGGTGCAGATAGAAGTATACCCGCTATTCAAAGAAAACAACAGGGACAATCATTTGCCGCTACACCTAACGCTTCAGGTCAAACACCCACTCCTCAAGGTCAGACTCCCGCGCCTGCCCCTCAAGGTCAATTACCTGCCCCTCAAGGTCAAACTCAAGAACCTACACAAGATAATTTACCTTTGAGATATTATGGTGCCGGCAATAAGTCCCCGACTGATTTTTGGGGTAGGAAGAGACCAGTTCAACCAACTATGCAGTCTCAGCAACGACAAGCAGCCTTAGATGCAGCCAATGCGACACCCACAACACCCACAACACCTACAACGACACCTGCACCGCAAGGAACTACATACGATCCTACTAATGCCGCAGCAAATAGATTAGCTAAAGGTCAAGCCGCTCAACAACAAGCACTAAAACAAATGGCTGCTACACAAAAAGCAAATTCTCCGATATCTCAGCAATATTCAACTATTAAAGCTGCCGCAACTGCCGCATTAGCTAAACCAGGATTCGAACAAACAGCCGCGGATAAACTTGCCATTAAGCAGGCGGCGGCTAATAATATTATACAAATGCCAAAAAACACAACAACAGCTCCAACTACCAAAGTAGCAGAGGGTGAATTTGCGGGACACTATGCTACAGGTGTAGCAGGTCAATGGCGCAATAAAGGTCCTAAAGCAAACAAACCAGCAACGATTGGTGACTTAGTTGGTGAGAGTGAAGAAAACAAAAATAATAACAAAGAAGATAGATTTTCAAGATTCATGGACAAAAAATACAAAAAAGGCGAAGAAGTAGGTAGAGTAAATAACCCCCCAATTAAAGGGACACCAAATACAGCTAAGACTGGATATTATCCTACTCCTAAACCCCCTGTTAAGAAATTAGATACACCTTTAGCAAATGAAACAGTAGCAGAAGGTTCAGAGGATTTAGCAAGAATTCTCCATATTGCTGGAATTAAAAAATAAGATTTGGATATAATTACATGAAAATTTCATCATTATTACGTGAAGCTGAAACTCCTAATCAAGGTACTGTTACCCAGTTGCCTGTTGATAGGGATTTAATATATAGAGCTAAGAATAAATATCCTGGATATTCTTCCGAACAGGCAATGATATTATTAATTTCTGATGAAATGAAAAATCAGGAAAAAACTGATTCTACTCAAAATAGATTAATTGATACACAAAAACGTGAAAATGAACGCTTAAGAGGAGCTGTAGATTCATTGGGTCAAGAACTACAAGATTTTGAACAACAGTCACAAGAAACAGACCGTGAAGTTGAAAGATTAAAGCAATTAAGTAATACACTAACTACCGGCGGTACAGATACTAAACGTAAGGCAAAATTAAGTGCTGATGATTTAGAAAAATTACAGACAGATTTAGAAACATTAAAAACTAAACCTGGAATGGATCCAAAAAAGTTTCAACAATTAGAACAACAAATTAAATTAATGGCTTCTAATCCATCGGTTAATAATGCAGATTTGGCAAAAATAAATTCTTTAGTAGACACACTTAACAAACAAAAAGTAATTGGTGATGAGTTGTATAGTAAGGTTGAGAATCAATTAGCTGTTACCCAACAAGACTTAGATAAAAAAGAAGGCAGATTTTCAAAATATATTGAAAAGAAAAAAGGCGAAATAGGTAGTATTCAAAAACAACATAGTGGTGAAATAAAAAAATATTCCGATATTGTTAAAAAATATCAACAAGATATTGAAAAATTTAATACACAGGTACAACAGCTAAACAAAGATAGAGAATTTATCAATAATGAAAAACAAATTATGATAGATTTAAGAGGTGAGGTTCAACAAAATGCTGAAACTATTCAGCAAAATGCTGATAGAATTAACACTGATGCACAAGAGGCGGACAAACTGTTACAGGCAATTAAATACGTATATACTAAAAATATTAAAGATGTAGATGATACAGAGAAAAATATAACACCTCCTGATCAGGAACCAGTAATTCCGGCAGAAGAACCAAAAAATAATGTTAAAAAATTCCCAAATCAATCCGAATTAGCAGGTTTATACGCCGATCAAGATGGTAAAGGTGGTATTGTTGACTTTAAAGATAAAGACGATATAGATAATACAAGTGACGGATCTGATAAATTTTATGGACCAGAAAGAAAGTTTGCCGAATCAATTAACATGGTTGAATATGAAAATCAACCATTAAAAATATACAAAAACTGGGGAGATCCTCAATTTAATAAATGGATGAAGGATAATTTATCTATGCTAATTACACTGTTTAAAAATAAATTCAGGGAAGAATTATCAAGTAAAGATCCTAAGTACAGTGATGGACAAATATCATATACGATACAAGAAGAAGCTTGGTATCTCAAAGAAATATTTGAAGATAAAGAAAAGCCTACATTAACTAGAGAAAAAATGGATAGTTATTTAACTTTAGTTAAACGAACATTGTTTAGTCAACCAGCGAACCCAACACTGTATATGCAACCAAATGAATTGTTTACTGAAAGCCTAAATAAAACTTATGCCCGTATGTTAGATAACATCATTGGTTTAGATTACATCAAAAAGGGTTAAAAAACCATAGAAAAAAATCTGTTTACCCACATATGTGATAAATAGTATTGACATTGAGAGTTAGTAATGCTATACTAACTCTTATGTTAGTCGCTTCATAGGGAAGCGGCGAATATTAAAAACGAGACCATCTCAATTTATAAGGAAATTTATCATGGCATCATTAGCAGAGATTCGTGCCCGTATTGCGGCACAAGAAAACAAATCAACTTCTGGATCAACACAGAAACAATCAGATAACTCTATCTACCCTCATTGGAATATGGACGAAGGCACAACAGCCACAATGCGTCTATTGCCCGACGCAGATAGTAACAACCCATACTTCTGGGTAGAACGACAAATTATTAAACTTCCATTCAATGGAGTTAAAGGTGATCCTAATGTTAAACGTATTGAGGTTCAAGTACCTTGCGTTGAAATGTATGATTCAAAAGCACAATGCCCAATCTTAACTGAGGTTCGTCCTTGGTATAAAGATGAGACATTGAAAGAGTTAGCAAACAAATACTGGAAGAAACGCAGTTATTTGTTTCAGGGTTTTGTTCGGCAAAATCCAATTGGTGATGACAAAACACCAGCTAACCCAATTCGTAGATTCATTATCAGTCCACAAATCTTTACAATCATTAAAGCAAGTTTGATGGATCCTGAGATGGAAGAATTGCCAACAGATTTTATGCGTGGTCTTGATTTGAATATTAAGAAAACAAGTAAAGGTGGATATGCCGATTACTCAACAAGTAATTGGGCACGTAAAGAGTCAGCATTGACAGAGGCAGAACAAGCCGCAGTTGAAGCACATGGCTTGTACAATTTGGCAGAGTTCTTACCAAAGCGTCCCGGCGAAGCAGAGTTACGTGTAATCAAAGAAATGTTTGACGCAAGTGTAGACGGTCAACCATATGATTTAGAGCGTTGGGGTAGTTACTATCGTCCTTGGGGACTAGAAGCACCTGCAGGAGCAACCGCGGAAAAACAAACAGCTACTACTGAAACTAGAGCACCCGCAACAGCACCCGTAGCAGAAACTTCAGCACCATGGGAAGAAGATGCAATGGCAGCAGCCGAATCTATTAAGGTTCCTACAGCACAACCATCAAGTGACAAAGCACAAGACATTCTAGCAATGATTCGTGCTAGACAGAACAAGTCTTAAAAGGGAATAGGGAGCATTTGCTCCCTACCTAAGGAGAACTCCATGACAACAAGTGACGAAAGATACCGCGCCATTAAGCAAGGTAAAAAACTATTGGAAGAATTATGCGATCCAGGTAAAACACCACGTGTTCCTAGTATCATTAGAGATAGGGCTAGAGGTGCATTACGTCATTACCCAAATGATTGGGAATTAGAATCTATCGCAGAAAAATGTCCAGATATGCTAGACAAACAAACGATCAATATGTATACTAACGGTGTACACGCAAAATAAAGGAAATAATATGAAATACCTAGAAAAACTAAACAAAGTAAATGAATCATTTACTGTCAACCGTTACGATAACGGGTTTATGATTGAAGTGAGTGGGAGAGACACAGATAATGAATGGAAGAATTGTAAGATTCTATGTACTACAAGCGAAGAATTATTTGATGTAATCAAAGAAGCATTAGCAATGGAAATGGAAAGTTGAAATGGCAAAACCTTTTGATATTAGTAAGTTCCGTAAGGACATTACAAAAAGTATTGAAGGTCTATCAATAGGATTTAACGATCCTACTGACTGGATCTCGACAGGAAATTATGCTCTCAACTACCTCATTAGCGGTGATTTTAATAAAGGCGTACCTCTTGGTAAAGTTACTGTCTTTGCCGGAGAGTCGGGCGCCGGGAAATCGTTCATCTGCTCAGGAAACCTCGTCCGACACGCACAAGAACAAGGAATTTTTGTAGTCTTAATTGACTCAGAAAATGCCCTTGACGAAGCTTGGTTACACGCACTTGGTGTATCTACTGAAGAAAATAAACTATTAAAACTAAACATGGCAATGATTGACGAAGTAGGAAAAACTATTTCTATGTTCGTTAAAGATTACAAAACACTACCAGAAACAGATCGTCCTAAGGTATTGTTTGTAATTGATTCATTGGGCATGTTGTTAACTCCCACAGACGTTAATCAGTTTGAAGCAGGTGATATGAAAGGTGACATGGGTCGTAAGCCTAAAGCACTAACAGCACTTGTCCGTAACTGTGTTAACATGTTTGGTTCACTAGGCATTGGCTTAGTAGCTACTAATCACACATATGCTAGTCAAGATATGTTTGATCCAGATGATAAAATCA